GCACGGGCAGTATCCGACGATGACGGTCGGCACGGTCAAGCAGATCAAGATCCAGCGCGAGGAGGAGCTCGCGACGCTGCCCGAGATCACGATCTGGCTGCAGACCTACCGCGTCGTGCTGCAGACCTACACCAACCCCAGCGGATTCCGCACGGCGGAACAGCTGGTCAACTCGCTGCACTGGCGGGTCACCACATCGCTCACCGAGCCCAACCGACCCGAGCCGGCTGTGGCCTCGTCAACCGTCGACGTCGACTCGGACCCATAGGAGGCAAGAATGGCACTTCCCACACATGTCACCGTGACGGCGCCCGACGATGGTCGGCGCACGCCGGTGCACCCGGACGACGGCGTGGAGCCTGGCGGCGGCCCGCTATTCGTCACCGCAGAGCGCGTGCGTCGCGTCGCGTACTCGCATACGACGCTGCGGTCCATCGGCCGCGGCGATCTCATCCTGTGCAACATGGACGGCGAGCCGGTTGACTCGGCCGAGCTCGCCGTCGCCAAGCCCGACTTCCCCGGCGATGGCGTCGTGGTCGACGCGGCGAAGCGAGCCGCACGCCGCGACAAGGCGGCCAAGAAGGGAGCGAAGTAGGCCATGGGCACCATCGTGACCAGCGTCCCCAACAACAACGTCGTTCCGCAGACGTTCCACGTGTTCAACTTCTTGCGGGCCGGCAACGCGCTCCGCAACATCCCCTTGACGGTCGCGCTGATCGGCACCAAGTCTGCCGCCGGCGCTGGCGTCGCCGGCACGGTGTACGACGTCACCGACGCCACCGAGACCGACCGACTCGCCGGCGTCAACAGCGAGCTCGCGCTCATGGCCCGCCAGGCCATGCTGTGCACGCGCCTGTTCCGTCGCGGACCCAAGCTCGTGATGGTGCCCATCGCGGAACCGGGCGGCGGAACCGCCAACGTGCAGACCATCACCAACGTCGGCTCGGCGACCGCGGACGGCAACCAGGAGATCACGATCGCTGGTCGGCAGTTCGTGATCCCGGTCCGCAACGGCGACGCGGTCGCCACGATCGCGGCAGCGCAGGCCAACGAGTTCAAGAAGCGCGCGGCCGAGCTGCCCGTGACCGTGAGCGTCGCCGCCGGCGTCGTCACGCTGACCCACCCGACCAAGGGTGAGAACGGCGGCGACATCGTCGTCACCGTCGTCAAGCAGGTTGCCGGCTGTGTCGCGACGGTCGCCACGACCGCGGTCGGCGCTGGCGTCTCCGACATCACGCCGGCGCTCACCGCGCTCTCGCCGGGCAGGTATGACGGTATCGCGATCGCGAACCGCAAGAGCGCCGACATCACGGCTATCCTGCTGGACATCGCCGTCCGGTGGGCGCCGGAATCGAAGACCTGGGGCTTCTACTTCTTGTTCGACCGCTCGACGATCGGTACGGCCACCGCCATCGCCGCGGCCGCGAACGACAAGTCGATCCTCGTCGGCAGTTTCGAGGGCTGCCTCAACGCCCCAGGCGAAGGCGCCGCCACCATGGCCGTGCTGGCGTTCAGCAAGGCGCGAGCGAACAGCTCATACGACGGCAACGTCGTGCCCCTGTTCCCGCCGGCTCAGGGCACCTGGTACACGCAGCCCGAGCGCAACACGGCGATCCTCGCCGGCCTGACCGCATTCGTCGGCATCCTCGACTCGGCGGGCAATGTGGTCGAGAACCGCGCGTCGACCGTCCAGATGATCACGACCAAGACCACGACCGGTGGCTTCCCGGACGACACCGTGCGCGATCTCGCTGTGCCCCGCACGGCCGTCGAGCTCGCGACACAGCTCGACGCGGCCGTGGCCAACGCTCGCGAGAACAACCCCGACGGGATCAGCCAGCGCGACGCCAAGAAGCTGTACAAGAACCTGGCGGCCGCGATCTGGCGCGCGGAGGCGCGCGCCAAGCCCGCCGTCCTCAACCCGGACTTTGTCGAGCGAGACATCGAGGCGATGGTCCTCGAGAACGACGATGACGTCCTGGGGCGTGTCAACGGCCGGATGCCCAGCACGCCGGATCTCCCCAACCACCAGGCGGCCTTCTACCACGACGTGCTGATCGGCGCGTAAGCGCGTAAGGAGTCACAGACATGGCTGACATCGCATCACAGGGTACGGTCTCGGTGAACATCGCCGGGCCGGCGCCTGCCCTCAAGGTCCTCGAGCGGTGCAAGTCGCTCGACATCAAAGACGGCAGGTCCACCGAGGTCGTCATGGCGATCGGTGTCCAGCGCGGCGCTGGCTTCCGGCGCAAGCAGGGCGGCTTCGAGATCGACATGGAGATCTACGAGGAGATCGGTCGCAACCCCGAAGTCGACTGGCATCGGGTGAACGACAACTACATCACGTTCCACATCATCACCGAGGACGAGGGCGACGGCTTCCAGTACGACTACACGACGAAGATCTCGAAGATCGACCGGAAGAAGGACGCCGAGGGCAACTTCATGCAGACGGTCACGTGCGTCTGCACGACGGTGGATCGGACCTAGCCCATGACCACCGAGATGGCCAAGCGCCGCAACGGCGGCATCCCGGCGTCGGCGCTGGGCGGCAACGGAGAGCCCAGTGCGGCCGCCGCCAGGCAGACCGCGATGGGCAAGGCCCGCACGCGCATCGCCCGCGGCGAGCTCGTCCAGTTGCCTCCCTATGGCGAGGTCTGGATGCAGATCCTCGGCAGCAGCGCGATGGAGTCCATCGAGGCGGCGACGTTCCAGCACATGCAGGCCGTGGGGCTGCCGCCGGTGGACCTCCACCTCGGCAGCTACAACCTGCATCGCTTCCGTCGCATCCTGGCCGTCGCGGTGCGCGATCCGGTGAACCACGAGGAGCCGTTCGGCTTGCTTGAGGAGTGGGGCGACGAGCCGGACGACGTCCTGAAAACCGGAATCATCCTGTACAAGGACACCAAGGCCCGGCTCGATCCGGCGACCAACATCGAGCTGTCCGGCGAGGACGCCGCCGCGCTGCTGGAAGGCTTCAAAAAAAAAGACTTTCAGCAACTGAGGTCATTCGGTACCGACACGCTCGTGACCTGGCTGCTCTCTGGGGCTGTCCAGCTATCGAGCTCACCGACTCCGCCGTCGAGGAGTTCGGATTCGTCACCGGAATAATCGGTGACGTGCTGGCCGAGCTGACACGAGTCGCAGAGCAGCTCGGCGAGCCCGACGCGGTGGTCGCGCCCGCGCCGGCGAGCCCGCCTCCTTCGGCACGCGGTCTCAAGCCGGGGGCCACCCTGGCAGAGCGCATCCGCCGGGATCCGCCGAGGCCGGGCGTCAGGCGCTTCTACAACACGGCATTCCGCATGCCGGAGAGGCCACGCCGTGCTCAGTGACAACGTAGCAGCAATCGAACTGGTCGCAGACCACTCCAAGCTCGCGTCCGGTCTGCGCGCCGCCGGCGGAATCGTCGAGAGCTTCGCGAAGTCCACGCGCGGCGCGCTGACCGCGATGGCCCTGGCGCCTGGCAAGGCACTGGCCAACATCGGGAAGTCGATGTTGACGCTGGGGTCGTTCAGTGTCGCGTCGCGCGGACTCGACATCATGGTCGACGCCGGCAAGGGCGTGTTCGACTTCGAGCGCAAGCTGACCCGGTTCGGCATCGCCACCAGGACCAGCGGCGCCGGTCTGGCGGAATGGCGCAAGGAAGCACGCGCGACCTCGATCGCCACAGGCCAGGACGCGAACGTCGTGCTCGACAGCGCGCGCGCGTACGTCGATCTGGCCGGCGCGCAGAACAGCTCGATCGAGAAGATGCGCATCCTGTCGCGCGCCGGCGCGGCCTCCGAGGCCGAGGGCAAGGACCTCGCAGGCATGATGTACCAGCTGACGCGGTCGATGAAGGTGACCGACGACCAGATGGAGGACACGATGGGCGGCCTGATCAACCAGGCCAAGGACGGCGCGATCGAGGCCAAGCAGATGGCCGCCGAGTTCGCCGGCATGATGCCCATCTTCGCTCGCTTCGGCGTGACCGGACGAGAGGGCGCCATCCAGCTCGGAGCGATGTACCAGGTCACGCGCGACGGCTTCGACTCGGCCGCGCAGGCCGCAACCGGAATGATCCGCCTGATGGCCGGCTTTCAGCGCCACGCGTCGCGCTTCAAGAACTGGGGCATCGAGGTGTTCAAGCCCGGCAGCAAGAAGGAGCTGCGCTCGATGGCCGACATCATGGAGCAGGTGAAGAAGAACCCGCTCTCGAAGGACATCGAGGCCCTGATCAAGGCGTTCGGCCGCTCCGAGGCGTGGCGTACGTTCGAGCTGCTCAACGAGTCCCCCGACCGCCTGCGCCAGCTCGAGGAGGCCGGACGCGCCAACGGCGTCATCGCCAAGGACCTGGCCACGTTCACCGAGAGCGCAGCAGGCCGCATGGACGTCGCGTTCGAGAAGATGAAAAACGGCTTTGCCGAGGTCCTCACGCCCGAGCGCATTGACCAAATCGTCGCCGGCATCCAGTCCATCACCGAGTCAATGCCAGCCCTGATGCAGGCGATCAGCGGCGTGGCGAGCGCCTTCGGCAAGTTCGTGCACGCCGTCGCGCGCGCCAAGAACTGGATGCAGGGCGACAGCAAGCTCGAGCTGTCGGGCGACGAGCAAAGCCTGGTGCGCCGCATGGAGGCGCAGGAGGCGGACGGCCTGCACCGGCTGAACGATCAGGAGATGCAGCGGGCGCGCGACATCAGGAAGCGCAAGAAGGAGTACGACGACGCCATCGGGTCGATCATGGATCTCGAGGACGACTTCGGCCCGACCGACGCCTCGGTCAAGCAGGCCATCCGGCTCGGGCACAGCTGGTACGGCAGCGGCCCGAAGATGCCCGGCGACACCGCGGCGATCTCGTACCTCAAGGCGCGCGAGAAAGAGATCTCGACGGCTCGCTACAAGCGCATCGAGGGCGAGGTCACCGCCGAGGAGAACAAGGCCAAGCAGGACCTGTACATGAAAGAGCACGTCAAGCCCATCGTCGACCAGGCCGTGACCAAGCTCGGCGACATGCTGTCGCGCGTCGTGCACAACAAGCCGATCAAGACCACGGTCGCCGTCGACGGCAACCCGGTCGCCAAGGCGTCAGGCAACGCGACCGACCGAAGGAGGCAGTGATGGCGCTCGACCCAAACGAGCTGTTTGTCTGCAGCTGGGGCGACATCCAGCTGTTCGCGTCGCGCCTCGAGTGGGACGCCGGCGAGACCCAGGTCATCCACGACCTGGCGGCCGGGCCGCTTCATCCGGTGCAGAGACGCGGAGCTCGCATCCGCAAGGCGACCGCCCAGCTCCTGTTCGACGACTTCGAGGGCGCCAAGGAGACCGGCGTCCAGGCGTTCCGGCGGTTCGAGATCTCGACCGGCGAGCGGCGGATCTTCACGCACCCGATGGACGGCTCGTTCTTCGCCGTGATCGGCGAGTTCAAGCCGTCGATGGACGAGCACTCGGTGGTCACGGCGAGCTGCGAGTTCATTCCCGACGGCGTGTTCGCTCCGGTCGCGCCCGCCGGTGCCGGCACCACCGCGGCCGCCGGCGAGACGTCGGTGACCGCGGCCGCCGACGTCGTCGCGCAGAAGATGTCCGACAGCAAGATCGGCTTCCCGCCCAAGCAGATGCGGAAGCTCGACTTCTCGAAGCCCTTCGACGTCAGCGTCTCCGCGGCGTTCTCCGCCAACGCGAGCGTGGCGTTCTCGGCCAACGTGTCCGCCTCCGCCACGGCCGACGTCAGCGCCACCGCGAGCGCGTCGGCTTCGGCCAGCGTCTCGGCGGCCGCGAGCGCATCCGCCCTGGCGTTCGCCAACGTCTACGCGTCGGCCCTGGCGTTCGCACAGGTGACTGCGGTCGCGCAGGCAACCGGGATGGCCAGTGCGTCGGCGTTCGCGTTCGCCATGGCGGCCGCGGCGCTCGACGCCGACGCCCGCGCCTCGGTCGCCAGCTGGACCGACGAGGACGTGTCGACCCGCAAGATCATCACCGACGCGACTCGACTGTCCGAGGGGATCGCGACCATGATCGAGCTCGGGGGATTCGAGCGCGACCTCCAGCTGTGGCCGTCGTTCCGCGCGGCGATCCTGCTGGGCGAGTCGATCAGGGCGGCAGTGGTCGCGGCGACGAGCGAGACGCCGTCGATCATCATCGTCAAGGTCAAGAGCCCGTCGTCGCTGCTTGCCGTCGCCGCGAAGATCTACGGCGGGATCGAGGCGCAGACGCGGGCGCGCCAGATCATGGGGCTGAACGACATCCGCACGCCGGGCTGGCTCGACCCGGGCGACTACCTGATGCCGGCCCCCTCGCCGTCGTCGAGCTCGGCCTTCCTGGCGCCGGAGGAGTAGATGCTCACGCCACGGACCATCACCGCGATCGTCGAGGGCCAGCAGGTGTCCGGCTGGCAGTCGGGCAGCATCGACAGCTCGATGATCGTCGCCGCTGACAGCTTCGTGCTGCGGATGCCGTTCTCGCTGACGGCCTGGCGCACGCTGCGGAACGACGCCCGGATCACGGTCAAGGTCGACGGCACGACGATGATCGACGGCTTCATCGAGAAGCGGGTCAAGCAGGGCCGCGCCGGCGTCCTGGAGGTCCATGGCCGTGACCGGGTCGGCCGCCTGTGCGACGAGAGCGCGCCCTCGGTCAACTACACCGGAATGACCATCCTGGAAGCGGTCCGCCGACTGTGCTCGCCGTGGTTCAAGCCGAGAGCAA